TCCACATAAGCTTTAGTTGCTGCATCCTCTGTATTAGCAGGGGCTACTCCTAGTAGCTTCTTCATAAGACTCCTATCCTACTATTACTACTCGGTACTGGTCTTCTGTCGGCGCTACCGCAAATGTAAAGGTTGTTTGCGTGTCTGAAGTGAGAACAATGTCACACTCTACCTGCTCGTCTGTTGATTCATCAAAAACCTGGGCTGTTACGAATTGTGTACCTAAACCGTGAGTTACTGCAAGAGACGTTTCTTCTCCGTCACCGATTAGTCCAGTGTATTTACGAGTGAAGTCTGCTAAAGAAGCGGGCGTTGTTACGACAGATGAGCTTGATTTAGCTTGGGCTTCAGCTTGAGTAGCTAACTCTACTACACCAGTTGCCGAATCTGTAGCCGCTTGTTTTATATTCCCGAAGGCTGTAGCGGCGTTCGCTACATCAGAAAGGTTATTAGAGGCAAGTAGCGCTCCAACTAGATTATGTTGTAAAAGTGACCAGTCACTACCTACTGAGGCTTGCGTACCACCTGCATTATCGTCTACGGCAATGATCATGTCTCCGACCTCGACGACAATACCCGAAGCCCCACCAACCTTACCCGCTACTGATATAACATAGGTGTCTCCCTTTAATGCGGATGGATAATTGGGGTTTTCTGAAGCATCTATAGAGCCCTTAAAGTCCAGTAGCCCGACTACGGAAGCATCCACATATGCCTTAACGCTTTGTTGGGTTGGAACTTTAGTATCAGAGTCTGAAGCCATGTTGTTTTCGTCTATTACAAAGCTCATTCCAGCAGTAGACTCGTCGGAGTTCATAACTGCACCCGCATTGTCTACGTTAGTAGCGTCCGTTACATCTGCACCGTCCTCTACGTTAATGTGCGATAGTAAACTAGTCTTATTGACACCAAGTGCGATAGTACCACTTGAAGTAATCGGAGACCCTGAGTCTACTTCGATGCCGTCAGAACCAGATACAGCAACGCTTGTGACGGTTCCAGCGCCATCGCCAATTCCCATATAGTCCCATGTAGCACCGTTAAAGACACCAAACTTGTCGGTAGTGGTGTCGTAGTATACCTGACCCTCTACTGGTGTGCTAGGCGCTGATGCAAGGTTCTGGATACGAGCGTTTTGTAGCTCATTCTTGCTTAGGTTTATATCTGTGAGAAATGCTTTACTCATAATTTTATTATACTCCTTCTTAGTTACACGTTATTCTCCCACCGAAAGAAGCTGAAAAGCTAACAACCAGTGAGTTGAGGTTTAGATAGTTCACGCTTCCAATAACTTCATCACCTGCGCTGTTTATTACATCCACAGCAGGATATTTATTAAGGTCGTGTTTGACTACTAGGTTATCTGTAGGAGAGAAAGTAGCCGTGTAGTTCTTGTCTGAATTTTCTCCTGGGTCGCCCTTCTCGCCCTTTGGAAGCACTAGGTTAAGAGTTTGATTAGGGGACTCGCCAGTGATAGTTGCTTCTGCCGTCTCTCCGTTCTCTACCGTTCCTATGCCAAGATTATTAGCTGGCCCTGCTTCGCCTGGAATACCCCTTAATCCACCCTTGAAAGTAATTTTATTGTCTGCTCGGCGAATATCTATTGAACGTAAGATAGTACTAACCATATCTATAGTTCGGCGAGTTTGGTTAAGCACTAAACTTCTAGCTCTTGTCGCAAGAGTAATAGAGTGTTCAGACTGACTGAGCTTTAATATCTTCTTATCGCTCTCTAATACGATATTCTTTTTCACTCAATCCTCTCCTGAATTACAAAGTTAGGCAGTTCGGATAGATCGCAACTATCTGGTTGTGGGAACGTTAGCTCTGAGCCATCAGAATAGACAATCTGAATCATGTACTTATGTTCTCCGACAGGGATGTTTGCCTCAATATTCTCCTCGTCCGTAATAGTAAGGTCTACTATTCCGTCCGTAAAGTTTTCAGTTTTAGTAAACACTGCTTCCTCACCTACTGCACCAATCAAAAGAGTGGCCGATGTAGCCGTTTCGTCTGGGCTTGTTGCGGTAAGAGGAATCGTATCACCTTGCCACGCTTTTATATCATTCATGTTTAGCCTCCTTTATTGTTGGTATTTCTAGCGCCTTGCATTTCGAGTTCGAGCATTTAATCTTATCCTTGTAGTTTTTCTCGGTCGTCGTGCCTAAGAATCGGTCACACTTTTTACAGTGAAGTTCCATCTCTACTTTATTCAAGGCACGTCCATCACCGCTACCATCGGCTGCATCAGGTGCGTCTTCTACTTCATCGCCTTCGTCCACATCAGCGTTATCTTCATCCTCGGCTGGAGTATTACTCTCAAGCTCTGTAAGGTCGCCAGTCTCAAGGTAAGATTTGATTGATGTTAAGGTGTATCCACGTTCTAAGTAAAGCTGTACCCTCTCATCACGAATCTTTGCAGTCTCTTCTTCTATTTTTTCTTCGTCTACGACACCAGGTACTTCTAACTTAAATGATATAGCGACACCAAGACCACCGGTAATACGGTTTAACTGATGAGTAAAACGAGTCCATATCTTCTTAGTGAAAGGCTTAACAACATATTTAATAAATATCTTCTCTGCTACATTGACCGAAGCATAGTTTGAGTTGGATAATATACCCCTAATTTCAGCAGGTACGCCATAAACTGAGTCAATCTTCTTGTTAGCCTGGTCAAAAATAGCCTGTAGTGACAAGTCTTTATTCTGTACGTTAAATGGAACCCACTCAATCTTTGCGTTCGATGGCTTGCCTTCTCTGTCGGTTGGGCGATGAACATAAATAATATTGTTATTCTTGCCAGCGCCACGATGTTTGGCTTGTAACTTATCTACCTCGTCATCGAACTCTTGGGTTGTTGAAGCGGTAATAATAAACTGACCAGCAGGGACTGCACCGTTCTTGAAGAAGCCTGTCTGATAAGCAGCGATATAATCATCAATTGTAGCCCATTTAGCGGCCGCCTTGGCTGGAGAGAATCCTTTGTGTATGTTATATGGGTTAATGTCTTTAAGCTCAATAACTTCATCCTCGGTATAGGTCGCGCCCATATAGGTATAGATTTTTTTGTTATTTACTAACGTGACTACGGGGTTTTCAAGGAACGTAAAGCCTGCAAGGTTCTGTGGTGTAATTTGACCACCTGGCTTTGATATGCCGCCCTCTAATCTCCATACTAAAATAAAAACTCTATCATGCACAAGAGACATCACACCTAATGCTTGGCGAAAGTCCAATGAACTCATGTCTTGGTTCGGATGGTAGAGACGATTTAAGACATTGCTTTTCTCTACCCTATCGCCATTCTCATCTACGACATACGGTAGAACGTCCATGAAGGCATTAACTATTTTAGAGATTGAGCCATATCCATTTTCGTACTGATTGTCCCTGTAGTAGTCAAGTGTGTTAATACCAGTAGTATGCCAACCGACTATATCGTTTACGTCGAGATGTGCTTTGGGTCTAAGTTTTTTGAGGAAGCTTTTTAAGTTCACGTTTAATTCCCTTATATTCTAGTTTTATTATAGCTGGACTGATTAGCGACTAGAGGCGTAGACAATAGGACTTACATTAGCTACCCGCTCATAGATAGTAGCTAGAACGTCAGGTGCGTCATCAGGTTGGTTCTTACCACCAGCTACATAGGTTAGTATTTGCTCGGCAGCCTGGGGGTATTTACTTGTCCAGTTGGGGGGCATTAAGATATTTTTCTGTACCCATGCGCTTGAAGTTAATATACGAGCCTCCTTGTTTTGAGTTTGGGGAGTCCATTTAACTACACACTTTCTATTTGCTAACGCCTTAAGCTCACGCTCAATGTTCCTAGCATACCCTTTACCACCATTATTCGATTCAAACTCGGCTTCATTGATTCCGTCAGCATGAAGCATTTTAGCCACCATAGGTTCTGTTTCTTCAGCCTTAGCGTTGGAATGGAATATATCTGTCACGTAAACTTTGCCTTCACGCTCAAACCAGTCCCATGAAGATAGGTAATCTTTGCCTTGATCGGCTACGTCAGTATTATTACGCTTGATAATTGGTTCTGGTAGTTCCTTCCATTCCTCGAATTGCTTGTATAACCTACCCTCTATGTCCATAGGTTTCTGGTTATAGTTCGCTTCAGCTATTTCTAGGCGCATCTCTTGAGTTTTAATCTTATAGTCTTCTTTGCTTAGAATTGAATCGCAAAGCATTGAACCATCTTCTTGAACGGCAGGGAATATAACGTGTTTAACCTTATCTCCAAAGTTTTTAATAATTCGTCCAGCCAAATCACCCTCAGCCCAACGGGTCATAATGATTATAAACTTATAGTCACCCCCCTCGGTTCGTTGCATGATTGTGTTGTTGAACCAGTCCCAATGTTCTTCCAGCACCCTTTCATTCAGAGCTTCGATTGCATTCTTAATAATGTCGTCTATAACTACAATATCAGCACCAAAGCCCGTGGCCGTACCTTTGGGGGATGTTGCTAAATAATTATCCTGTCCCGACCCATCTAAAGCCCATAGCGATGCGGAAGCTTGCCCATCCTTTATTCTAGTCTCTGGGAATATGTCTGAATAAGTAATAATTTTAGAGCCTTTAGATGGACGCTCCATGATAGTATCTCGAACCTTACGAGCAAAGGTAGTCGATAGGCGTTCATTGTAAGAGCCTGTCATTACCTTACTGTTGGGATTACGCCCAAAGCACCACTCCACAAAAGCCGAACCAGAGAAAGATTTATAGTGCCTAGGTGGTAAGTTTATAACTAGAAACTTATATTGCGACTGCTCCATAAACAACTGCATCTCGTCGCAAACAATTTTTAGAAAAGCTTTGTCGTCCGTGTAATGAGTAGGATATTTAAGCTGGCAATAGTCATAAAAATAACGCCTAGCAAGTTCTTTGCGAGCTTCTTGCTGGACGTATTCGGGTATTTCAGGCATTGTGTTTCCATCCCAATAATTCTATAACTGCCTTCATTTGTTCGTAGTTCATATAATCGCCCTTAAAACTATTACACCTACGACAAGCAGGGACGATATTATAAGCGACATAACCAACATTATTGTCTTTTCTATCTAGTTGTATATCAGTATCAGTTCCGCAATAGTCACAGTTGCTAGATACAATTTTATCTATGAAATCTAGTGTTAGATTAAAATCTAGCCCTTTACGAATAGCCCTAGCTTGTGCTGTATAATACCTAGACCGAATATACTTCTGACGATCAGTCAGTTTAGACTTATGCTTATCGTAAAACGCCTTGTTTCTATGAGCCACGCAACAATAATATTTTTGATATTTCGTGAGTGGCAATGAACATACTCGACAGTATCTTTTAGCCATATACTTTATTATATCACTTAAAGTATATTATATTAAGGTATAAACCCGTATTTTTTTATACTATTATTTAGCTAACTTACGCAATTCTTCTGCATTTAATGCCCGATAAGGGTTAAGTGACCCGTCAGGGTTAGTAATCTCGCTCTCGGTTTTATCTTTCCAACCGTAGTTATTCTTGAGATTAAATATAGTACCTGTTGGGCTTGTAGAGTTCAGGTTAAGCTCTAAATAATTCTGTATCTTTTCCTTAGCCCTTTTTATAGTGTCAAAATACTCAGCCTTTTCTTCGTAGTTCACTAGCGTTTCTCTTGAGGTATCTAGTGCTAATGCAAGCCCTGTCACAGTATAAGGTATTTGTTTCGTCATAACCCTATGAGTTACTTCAACTAAGTAGTTAAGACCATTTTCGTCTTTCTTCAGCTGACCATCTCTATGTCTAGCCTCTACCCACTCAGAGACTTCTTCCATGTGAGGGTCACATTCAGCAAAATAAGCATCTATCTTTTTCTGAAGTTCCTCTGGTGAGTTGAACTTGAGTGGTCTTCCACCTTTTTCTGTAGTCATAAGCTTATTATACCACGAGTGCTAGGTTACTTTAGATTGTATTCAAGTCTGAGAGTAGATACTCTAATAGAACGTCTGCCCTGCCTGTGTATATATCAATAGGGATGTCATCAGTAGCTTTCATTACTTAACCCCATTCCACTGCAACTATTTCAGGTTTTCCGCCAACAGAGATTATATAATCTGATGTAAGTCGAATTGCAAGTCATTTTATTTCACTCCCCTCCACTTTAGCTCAATAAATTCTTTAAGCTTCTTAGCATGTTTCTTGTTCTCGACCTTTGAAACATCTAGCACAAGCTCTTTCCCGTCTCTTACGATGCGTATGCTGTTCCAATTCTCTTCATGCGGGGTTTCTGTGCCAGCTATAAACTTAAAATCTGGTAGTTCTTTCTCTAGGTAGGTTTTGATTTCGTTTACTTGCATTATTTCACTCCAAAACTCAGCACCCCTACGACAAGGTGCTGAATACTGAGGTTAAATGTCGTAGTTATCATGTATCTATTATAGTAAAATCCATGCAGTAAATCAAGACTTATACTGTTTATCAAGCTCGTCTAATTTAGCTATAATCTCTTTTGCGGGTACTTCTTCATTAAGGTTGAAATGGGTTCTTTTAAGTAACCATTGTACTAATTCACCTATGACATATTCTTTGGTGTACATATTACTTCCAACTATATTCCCCTACGCCTAAACCTGCTTCAGAGGTAGACCCCCAAAGTTGGCAAGCATAGACCTTACCCCTACCTTTATACGTTAAGCCTGTGTGGTGGATAGGATTAAATCGGTAGCTTGGCCAAATAAGTAACTTATCATATTCCTCTTTAGCTATCATCTTACGCATGTAGGCATTACCTGTAACTTGCCAAGGGGCTTTTGATGGACGCTTTGGGTCACCCCTAAAGGCTCTGAGTGGTTTTTCTGGTAAGTTATCAATTAGAGCTTTAACGAACCTATTACCCTTAGAACAAGCGTATAAAGGTGATGTTAGTCCAGGACGGACTTCCTCGTTCTCATAGACTGCGTAAGCGTCATATTCTCGGTCAAGTAAAGGTTCTATGTTATGCAAACACTTAGAATCAGCAGGGTGTAAAAAGCCTCCTTCTTCATATAAGATTTCATATCTCATAACATCAGCCACCCCAGGATAGCGACCTTCTCTTAGATAAACGTCTATTAGGGACTGATTCTTCCACGTCCTGCCGTATAAATCGTCATTATTCCACAAGCGGTACTCCCAATCAGGGTGTAAATCTTGCCACGTTTTTAGTAAATGGTCGGGGCGTTTTGAATCTTGTCCTATCCATATACAGTGTAGTTTTTTTGGTATTGATAGTTTACGTGTGGGCATTTTCGTCTCCCTTTGTCTGCTTGATTAGTTGCGAAATATTATATCTGTCTTTGGCGAACTTCTCATTATACAGATGATGGTCTGGCTCAGTAGCAACCTCAAAGTCAATTAAGGTGTACTTACTATTATACATTATGTTGGCTGGTGTGATGTCTCCATGTGCTATGTTTGACCTTTGGAGTTCAGCATCTAATCCCTCAAGCCATTGCCTCATCGTCTCATTGCGATGTTGTTCAAATAATAATCTTGGTGAACCAATGACCTCTCCAACATTTTCTAAC